ACGCGATGTCCGTGGCCACCTGCTGCTGGGCCGCAGCTGCCGCACCGCTTGCCGCCGTGAACGAGTCGAAGAGCGACGACGCAGCAGCGGCCTGCTTGCCAAGGTTCTGCAGTTGACGGTCGACCTGCGACAGCCCCTTGGTCATGCCATTGGCATTGGCCGAGAACTGCACGCCGAGTCCGATAACCGTCGCCATTAGTCACCCGCCAAGTCTCGTGCCAACTGTTCCAACGCGTCCTGTATCTGCAGATCGTGCTGCGGTGCTTTCACAACCGGAACAAAGTCCTCCGCCTTCGGCGTCCTGCCGCGTGGGCAGTACGGCGCGAGCGTCGCACTGGCCACCAGGCCCGTCTGCCGCCATGTGTCAGGAAGCGGATGGAAGTGCCGGTGGTATGCAATCCACTCAGCAAACTCCCGGCTGTCCATTTCCTGGCACAACTGCTTGACCGTCATTCCGAGATGTGCCGCCAGACGAAACAGAAAAACACGCGTCGGGCGGACTGCTAGTTTTTTGCGAGTTCCTCCACGTCCTTGTCGGTGAGAGCGTTGTGCTCCATAGCCTTCGCCCACACCCTCGACATCACCTTGGCCGACTTCTTTGCCAGCTGCTCCACCTCCGCGTCGGAGAACAGCCGCTGGCCCTTCTCGTCACACAGGCAGCGTGCCAGGAACTTCGTGCGGAAGTTCTCGACGCCCTTGCCCTTGTTGGCCACCCAATCGTTCTCGTAGCTGTCTCGCTCGCCGCACGTCATCACGCGGATGAACACGCTGCCGCCCCACTCCTTGACCTTGACCTCGAGGAGGCCCAGGTCGTCCGCCGCCAGGATCTGTTCTTTCGTCAATGACATAGGTCACACAATGAGTTCGAAGGTGACGCTGTAACGGGTCACGTCGTTAGTCGCCGCCGTGGACGACACACCCGTACAGACTGCATTGCGTGTCAAGGAAATGCCGCCGCCGCTGATCACCAACGAGCCGTAAGCTCCCCATGTCCACGACCCGCCCAGCGCCTCGACAGTGACGCTGCCGCCGGTCTGGGCGTATGCAGAACCGTCCCGGCCGATTGGCATGCCGCCGCCAAGGTCCACCTGCACGTCCGTCACCTTCGTGAACGTCGCGCCGGTGAACGACACCGTGCAGCCTTGCGAGTATGTCGCCACGGAAGCCTCCGTAGCGGACTAGACCCGCGCAACTCGGAAGGTAGCCTGGCCTCGCGTGGCGTCATTCGTCGCCAGCGTGACGCTGGAAGAACTGACCGTGGCAGCAGCACTGAGCGACAGGCCGCCAGCGATCGCCAGCGTGCCGGTGCTGCCGTCGGTGATCGGTGCGGTGCCGATGTACTCGATGCTGACCTCGCGGCCCGTGTCAGTGGCCGAACCCTTAAGAGGGCGGTTCATCGTCTGAACGGAGCTTCCAGCAGACAGGCCGAGGTGCGAGATGTCGATCGTATCGCCGGCCGATACGTCGGTCATCGAGTAGGTGATATTCGTGACGGTGTAGTTCGTGCCGGCGAAGCTGAGCGTCGTACCCTGACCGTGCATGTTTTAGTTCTCCACCCAAAAGAGGTCGTAAGTTTGCCGGACCAGATAGAGCGAGTTCTCCGCTCCGTCGATCTCCACGAGGTCGTCGGCCTCGTCCATCAGGAGCGACTGCCGCACCTCCGTATTGTCGAAACTGCCAGCGAACCCATCCAGAACGCGGCGGCACTTGTCTGCTAGGTCTCTCGCCGCCTCGTAGGTCGAGCCGTACACGTAGAGCTCGACCGTGACTCGGGGCAGGCCGCTCGGCGTGCCTGCCATGGTCATTTCCCGCAGCACCCTAGCACGCCGCCAGATGATCAGCGGGAACTGGATCGGTGACGGCCCGACGTACCGCAGCGGATAGATGCGGCCGCTGATCAACGCCTGTACGTCGGTGTCCGACACCAAGGCATTGCGGAGAACAGCCTCGGGTGATTTCAAAGCCATTAGAACGGCCCCTGGAGTGACTTGACCTGGTCGGCCAGCTCGCGGGCGGCCTTATCGAAAGCGTTGGTCATTTCCTCGACCATCAGCGATTCAACACGCTCGCGGGTCTGCTCCCATGCCGACCGGATTGGCGGCCGACCGTACGAGCCGCCGACCGACATTTTTCCGGTCGACACCCTGCGGCCGTCCTGCGTGCGTCGGAAACGCTCCTTGGTGCCGAACTCGACGAGGCCCTGGTGATAGCCCAGCTTTGTGTTGTCGTACGGCTCATTCATCTTGCGGCCAGACTTGAACCCAAGGATGGCGATACCGACACCGGTTCGCGGGTACCGCTTGCTCTTCACGGCGATCGACCGCCGCAGGTTCCCGGTAGGCCCTCGTGGCGTGGCCGACTTGAGGGCCTGCAGCGTGCCGCCCTTCTCGGCAGCACGCCGCAGTCCGGCGGCCATGTGCTTGGCGGCCAGGTTCTTCGGCAATGCCATGAAGGCGTTGCGGATGCTTTCGAGCCCTGGAATGTTCGTCGTGATTCTGATGCCGACTTGTTCAGCCATTGCGACGCTCCATGCAAATGGCCTCGTGCTCGGTGCGGTTGCCGTGCTCGAGCAGGCTGGCGATCTCCAGCGTGCGGCCACGCCACGCAAAACGCATCTGGCTGTTGAGCCCGGACAGGTAACGCAGCCGCAGCCTGTGCGTTACGGTGGTTTCCTGCTGGCCTGCCGACAGGGCCTCGCGGGCCGACACGCCCTCGACGCTGGCCCACACAGCCGACGAATCGGACCATGCCAGCACGGTCTCTCCTAGCGCATTGGTGGTGCCGCTGGCGACCTGGACGGTCACCCTCTCGCGTAGGTCGCCTGGTCTGATCATTTGCCCCTCATAGCTGGCTGGCTTCGACGAACGCCTGGTCGACCTGTTGTTCACTCAGCCCGAGAGCCGCCGCCAACGGCACGAGCATCGGGTGGGATCGCTCAACGTACGGTGCGTATTCCCACTCCACTCTGACGCTGTCCCGCTGGAGAGCGTCAGGAATTGCGTCGATGGCGGACTCGACTGCAGCGAGCGACACGCCGTGCCGCACGAGCCAAAGGCGTATCTGGCGTGCCGAGACGCTGGCGGGCACGGCTGGCGACTCAGGCTCCACGGCCTGCTGATTGAGGCCAACAAGGTTGCCAGCATCGTCTCGGACTTCCCATGTTCTGAGGCCATCAACAAGACCGATGTAGGTGGTGGTCATGAGAGCCTCGCAAACGGAGCCTGCGAATTGATCGACGGCGTGAACGATGTCGGCAAATCGGTTTGGTTGGTGCTGGACGCGCCGGAGATTCGCGGCGAAAGGGACGCACCCACCGCCGCCTGCACGGCCCTGCCTACCAACTGCGGCTGCGTAGTGCCGACGCAGACATACGCCACGCCGTAGCGAGTCCCGGCCTGCAACGTGTAGGTCGCCGGATAGCCTCCTGTGGTATCCAGCGATCGCGTGTATAAGGTGCTGGTCGCGGCAAACAGGCTTGTGTCGCTCGCCGTGCGGGCTACCAGGGTGGCCGTGCCGCCATCCGTCGGGTATGTGTAGATCCCCATTCGCGCAAGGGTCAGCCCCGCCGCTGCCGTTCCCTGCGTAGCCATTGCAATCTGCGACACGGTGACGCTGGCGGTTGGAGTGAAAAACGCCACCAAAACCTGCCCGGCACCAGCAGCTACGCCAGCAGCGGCATCCACGCGAGACACTGCGTCCACCACGCCCGACGCCTGCCCGAGCGTGGTGTTGAGTTGCGAGTGCAGTGCGACATTGGCCGATAGACGAGCATCAGCGAGCGACCCAGAAAGGTCTGCTGCCGATCCGCTGGTCGCCACGGCGGCAAGGCCGCTCACCTGACCCGCAGAGATCGTCAGCGGATCGGCCCCCGCGGCGGCGTGACTGCTGGCGTGGCTGGTTGGAGTGAACGTGGTCGGCCTGTCTGTGAGTCCATTCCACGAGGTCGTTCCAGCTGGCCCGGTCGCGCCCTGCGGCCCGGTGGCACCTGTCTCACCTTGTGGCCCCTGCGGACCAGTGGCGCCCTGCGGACCAGTGGCACCTGCCGGTCCCTGCGATCCGGTTGCACCGGTGTCGCCTTGCGGACCCGTAGCGCCTGTCGCACCTTGCGGTCCCTGCGGGCCGGTTGCGCCCTGCGGTCCTGCCTCTCCCTGCGGTCCCGTGTCGCCTCTATCGCCCTTGTCGCCTTTCGCTCCCGTGGCTCCCGTGGCCCCAACCGAACCAGCTGGACCTGTGGCTCCTTGCGGACCGGTGTCGCCTTGCGGCCCCTGCGGTCCCGGTGCACCCTGCGGCCCTGTGGCACCTGCCGCACCCGCCGCGCCTGCTGCTCCGGCAGGCCCGACGCCACCAGAGGCCGCCACCGACGTGCTCGAGCTCGTGACGGCCGCCGACACAGCCGCTCCTGAGACGGTGGCCGTGATCGGGTTGCTCGTGACGTTTGCCGTGGTGGTCACCCGACGACCTCCACCAGGCCCTGCAGAGCGGTGCGCCGCACGCTGCCAGGGGCATCCCACTCCAGACGCCAGCCATACGTGCCGACCGGCAGGGCCGCCGTCTGCGTCTCTGTCAGTGCGATATTCACGATCCCAGTCGCCGCATTTGTCAGCGTGGTGGTGAACGCGGTCACAGTGTTGCCGGTCACGAGCGACGTGATGACGGCCGACACCGTGTAGCCGGTCATGGTCGTGGGCGAGAAGTCGATCGTCGTGCCGAGCTCGTCGCCGCGGCGAAGCGACAGCCCCAGCTGGCCGGGAAGTTGGCTGTACGTGCTCATCGGTAAGTCCCCCAGCGGCACGAGTCGAGCAGTGACTTCACGCCAAACTCGATTTCCTTGGATACAATGCCGGTCAGTACAGACTCACGCCGGTCGTACCAGTGGGCCACCAGCATCAGAATTGCGTGCCGGATCTGCGTCGGCACGCTGCGGCCATCCTCACCGTAGCCGCCCCACCAGGTAACCATCACCGAGTTGTCATCCCGGCGATGCACTGGCCACGCCTGCTCGTACAGCGGACTGATGGTGCCAGGCGTCGAGTGCCGGTCGACCCGGTACTCGTTCGACGGGAACACCACCACGGCACCGGTCTCCGTGGTGTACGTGATCGCCACTGAGGTGACGGCCGAGGCGGTTGCCATCGGCGGCCGTGGTAGCTCGATGTTGTCGAGGCCGTTCGGGGGAAAGCCATCCAGCCGCATCGTCCACTGCGTGTGGACCAGCGAGCGGTCCAGGTACTCCTCGACCCAACCTCGAGCAGCTGCCACCAGGCCCATGATGTAGTTGTTGTCGTCGTCCGTATCGACCCGCAGGTGGCCCTTTGCCTCTGTGAGAGTGACCGGCTCCACGACAGGCTGCGTGGCTCGTGTCAGGCTGCGGTACGTCATCGCTTCGTTTTCCTGCGTGGCGTGGCGTCTGCCGTCCTGGTTGGCACTTCGATAGCAGCGGTCTCAATCAGCGTGGGCTGCTTGTCCTCGA